ATGCGAATCCGGCTGCCCGTGTGACAGTTGGCAAAGTGAACACATTTCTACCTATTCGTTTGAAAATGGTCTATATTAAGAAAGTCCCAAACGCATTTTAAAAATGATCGTTGACCCCAGGTTTGAAGAGGAGGCAATTGCTGCCCTTATGGAGGAGGCACTCTCTGAAACCAGTGATGACAAATTTGATATAGAAGAGTATTTCAACAGTGAGATTGACTATGCTTAATTGGATTCGCTTAGGCATCGTTGGATTCATTTTGATTTTTGGATTCAATGCGATGCTTGCACTGCGTGACAGTGAAGGACTTAAGAGGTTGCAACAGCGTAACCAAAACATTGAAAACCTCATCTCACTTGCCAAATGAACACAACCATCCGTTACTCATTCCCTAATGACCTGAAATTCAGGTACATGAGTTTTGACACTTATGAGAAGGCACTCAAATGCATTGAACTATTCAAACAGATTGAGGTTAAGGCAGAGGTAAAGGTCGGTTGACAAACTGGACTTTTTTATTAACGTATGTAACAAACCCCTTAATAGGGGTTTTTTATTTGGTATGATAAGGGAGTAAACACACGAATCAATTCGTATGCCTGTTAAGTCAAACACCCCTGCAACTCCTAAGGCAACTGCCCCAAAGAAGCGTAGAACCCGTAAGACTTCAACAACTGCAAAAGCAACACCTAAAGCAGTTACTAAAAAAACACCCGTTGCAAAGGTCACAGTCACAACCTTTAAAGGTGGCAAAGCAGTCTCAAAGAAAACCACTTTGAAACGCCCTTCGACTGCCCGTCTCATCACACCTCAAAGGTATGTTGCAGACATCCAAACCCGTTGGGCAATCCACAATTTTGAAATCCAGGAATTGATTTCAGACTTCGTGAAAGGGTTTGATATGGTAAGACCCTACCACACCGAACTGGTTAAAAGGATCAAAACAGTCAATCTTTAAACTGTCCCAACCAACCCCCGAAAGGGGGTTTTTTAATGCTATGCTTAAGGAGTCCAATCAACAAAGACCTATGAACGAACTCAGAATCGAAGATTTGGCAGAACGCATTTTTGAGGAAATGGTCCTATCATTCAAAGACCTGACCCCATCAGATGAAAAGATCATATATGAATGTGCTTGCGAAGAGGCATTCAATCAGATCAATTTTTGAACTGTCCCAAGCACCCCCCACGGGGTGCTTTTTTGATGTATAGTACTAAAGTAATCACAAAAGGAGCATTAATGCAACTTCGCCAAATCGCTTCCAACATGACACAGTTGGACCTTGCAAACGGTGATTCAGTTCTTTTCTCATATAGAACACCCGTAGCAGCATTGACAGAAAATGGTTATTACAGGACTTCTCAAAAATGGAGCACCACAACATCCCGTCACATCAATAAATGGTTAGACGGGGTACTAGCAAAGGAGCAACCCCAAGCATACTTTGATGGTTTATGTGCAGGTTTCTAAACTGACCACCAAACCCCCTAACGGGGGTTTTTTCGTGGTATATTAAAAGAGTGGAAGGGGTCTTTGATAAGTAGGACCCCTCTCTACAAACAAACTTTTTTCCTGATTTTGATGACAAAAAACATTCACCTTGAGCATCCCGAAGATAGCATCCTTGACGGAACCCTTACCGTTTTGGATGCTTTTTTAAATGCTTTCGTTCTGTCCGTCAAGTATGATGGATCACCCGCCATTGTATGGGGTAAAAATCCATACACTGGTAACCAGTTCGTGGGGACCAAATCGGTATTCAATAAAAAGAAGATCCGCATCTGTGAAACACCTGAGCAGATTAAAGAATGGTATGGTGGCACACCTCTTGAGATCATTCTGGGGTCATGCCTGTGCAACCTGCCTTATACTGACCGAATATTCCAGGGTGATTTCATCGGGTTTGGCGGTGAGCGTAAATACACCCCGAACACCATCACGTATGAATTTGGTGCACCTGTGGAAGAAGAGATCATCATAGCACCTCACACTGAATATGTGACCCGCACCCATTTGCGTGATGCGGTGGCATACCCCCTTTGCAGGTTGAATCCATTTCCTGCCACCAACCCTGACGGGTCATATTTTGTGAAGTGGGTGACCCCTAAAGCATTTGGAAACTTTGAGAGTCTAAGGGATAGTGTCAACGCTGCAAAGACCTTAGCAAGTGTGGTTGAGTTTGTCAGTTCAAAGGAGGCGGCACAGTATAAGAAAGAATTGAATGCTTGCATCCGTGAGGGTCGTGAGGTCGATCCGTCAGAATGGGATAATTCCAACCTGATCAGTTTCTGGAAATTGGTCAAGGGCATAAAAGAGGATGCGCTTTTCTTATCATACCACACAGGCGGACCCGCTGCATGGATTGAATCAAAGCGTATTGATTCCGAAGGGTATGTGATGCACACTGAGCACGGGTCATGGAAAATGGTCAACCGTGAGGTTTTCAGTCATGCAAATTTTGCCAATAGCAGGTTCGCCCGTGTGTAACGCTTTCTAACATTCCACCCCCATTCGTGCCGCCATGCCTTATACTAAGAAAGTCCAAACGAATCAGACTCCATGACCGCAACTCCGATGACTGACACCAAACCAACTTGGGAAGGATACAACGGATGGGCAAACTATGAGACCTGGAACGCTGCCCTTTGGATTCAGAACACAATGGCGTATTATGAGACTGCCTTAGGTTGCACCTCATATGCTCAGTTCATTGAAGAGGTTGAAACTCCATGCACAGGCGACGGAGTAAGATGGAATGATCCGATGATCGACCGTGATGAAATGGATGAGATGCTGGATGAGTTTCACGACTGATTCCAGCACTCAAACCCAACCCATCACCCTCAATCAAATGAATCCATCATCCAACCGAATCGACTCACCCCATTTCATGCCAAACAAGAAATGGAATCAGTATAAGAAATGGCAGGACACATCCTACATTTTCTTTGATCGGATCGCTAAGTCATTCGATCCCATGATCTTCAGACCGAATTACTCAGGTCATTCAATCGTTTCAGTCACCACTCATTATACACGATAGGCGGGGTCACACCCGCCTTTTTCATGCGTTCGTGATTTGACAGTCGTCCGTGATCGGGCGGCGGCGGTTTAAAAACGGATGGATCCCCTAAGCTATAAACGACCCAGATCGACCTTTCGATATCACAATATATAAAAATTTTTTTCGCTATATAAAAACAACGGTAGAGATTACGTGATGCAAAAAAATTCCCCAGAAAATTTTACGACCATAGAGGTCGATCCAGTAACAGGGGAGTATAAGACAGTTATACCTGAATGGATCATTAATGATGAGGGGTGGTATGAAGGAACGGATCTACATTTTGATATCGTAGATGGGGACATTGTTATCAAGGAGAAGTGATGAAGACATATCATATCTACTTAAATGGTAAAGTATTATTCAAAGATTTGGATCAGAATGAGTTTAATATTATCTGGGGAAGGTTGTTTCATTCATACTATAAGAAAGAATTAGAATATTCGGTTATTACGCAAGAACCCTTAATGGCACATGAGGAATGTTCATATTGACAATTCATATATAAACTGATATAATTGAAGTGTAATTACAAGACGTTATGGCTAAAGGATTTACAGTAAAAGCAAATACTCCTACAAAGAAAAAAGCAGCCCCCGAATGGGATTACGACAAAGCAAAGGAGATGATTAAGGGAAAAACCGTCGTATTTTGTCTACCTGGTAGAGGAGTATCATACGTTTACCTAAAGAATTTCGTTCAGCTCTGCTTTGATCTTGTGCAAGCAGGTGCAAGTATACAGATTTCACAAGACTATAGTTCTATGGTGAACTTTGCAAGATGTAAGTGTCTTGGTGCAAATGTTCTCAGAGGACCAGATCAACTTCCTTGGGATGGTAAGTTGAAATATGATTATCAACTATGGATTGACAGCGATATCGTATTTAATTCAGAAAAATTCTGGCAATTACTTCTTATGGATCAAGATATTGCTTCAGGATGGTATTGCACAGAAGACGGAAGAACTACATCAGTTGCACATTGGTTAGATGAGGAAGACTTCTCTAAGAATGGTGGAGTAATGAATCATGAAACCATTGATAGTATTGATAAGCGTAAGAAACCATTTACTGTTGATTATGCAGGATTTGGTTGGTTATTAATTAAGCATGGTGTATGGGAACATGAAGAACTTAAGTATCCTTGGTTTGCTCCTAAGATGCAAGTCTTTGAATCAGGTGCAGTGCAGGATATGTGCGGAGAAGATGTATCATTCTGCCTCGATGCTATAGCAGCAGGTTTTGAAATTTGGTGCGACCCACGTATCAGAGTTGGTCACGAGAAGACAAGGATCATCTAAGAAATGAAGGCAGAAACTTACAGTATCTTTATAAAAGGTAAGGAAGTTCACGAAAAACTTACTCAATTCGAGTATATGGAGCGTATGGAGGACTTGTCGATAGAGTATTATCAGACAGGCACTCCACATCCAGACGACATCACTACTAAAATCATCGAGGAAGAATTTTAAATGGCAGTAAGAACCAAACAAGGCTCATGGGGATCAATGGAAGTAGTCGAGGCTACCCCGAAGAAAACTCGTCAAGGCAATGGAAAGCATACAAAATATGCTGCAACATCCCGTAACTCGGCTCGAAAACCGTATAAAGGACAAGGGAAATAACCGCTGCGTCTCGAAAGGGACGCTTTTTTATTGTTTTGTTAAGAAAAGAGTATAAATATACTTAAGTAAACTATTGACCAATGCCTGTAAGTAGGATATCTAGATCATTTAAAGATATTAGTTTATCCTTTAAAGCACATCCAGTGACAAAGGATATAACGGTTCTGAAAAATGAGAACGCAATTAAAAGGTCTGTAAGGAATATTGTCCAAACTATTCCCACGGAACGCTTTTTTAACTCTATTTTGGGTTCTGATGTGCGTTCATCACTCTTTGGATTCGTTGATTTTGGTACTGCATCTGTTATTGAGAAGCAAATTAAGATTGCCATCGAAAACTTTGAACCCAGAGTGGATAATCTAGAGGTAAATGCTAATCCTAGACCAGATAACAACGAATTTGAAATAAATATTCTATTTGACATCGTTGGACAAGAGTTTCCTACACAAGAATTCACATTTATTTTAGAGGCAACGAGATAATATGCCTTTTACTAAGTTCCAAAACCTTGATTATGACCAAATAAAGACCCAAATTAAGTCTTATCTCCGTGCAAACTCAACTTTTACGGATTTTGACTTCGAAGGATCTAATTTTTCGGTTTTAATTGATACTTTAGCGTATAATACGTATATTACAGCGTTTAACTCTAATATGGTTGTCAATGAATCCTTCTTGGATTCGGCAACATTAAGAGAAAACGTTGTTTCTTTAGCAAGAAATGTTGGTTATGTACCACGGTCTAGAAGTGCTTCTGTTGCTAATATAACATTTAGTGCAACGACAACTGCTAACACCCCTACACTGACCTTACAGGCAGGTTTGGTGGCAGTTGGCACTTATGATGACACTACATATACATTTTCCATACCTGAAACGGTTACAGCAACCACTACCCATACATATGACAATTCGGGTAATGTTGCTAGTAGTACTGCTGTGTTTGGAACTGCAGCAGATCCTCTAAAGGTATATGAGGGAACGTTCCTATCTACAAAGTTTGATGTTGATGCATCATTAGATCAAAAGTTTGTATTAAATAACTCCTTTATTGATACATCTACATTAGTTGTATATGTTGCTGCACCAGGGATAACTGGATTAGGTAGAGAGTATAAACAGGTAGATAATATACTACAAGTTAAGAAAGACTCTGAAATATACTTAATTCAGGAAGTTCAGGATGAAAAGTATGAGATACTCTTTGGTGATGGTTTCTTTGGTAAGAAACTACAGGATACTGCTAGTGTAACCTGTAATTATATTATTACTAATGGCACTGCAGGTAATGGTCCTTCATCATTCGCCTTCTCAGGATCGTTTGTTACGTCTACTGGAGCAATAGCAACTTTAGATTCAACACCATCAATAAACACTATTACTAGTGCTGCTAATGGCGGTGAGATTGAATCATTAAGTTCTATTAAGTATTTTGCACCTAGATTGTATTCTGCACAGAGTAGAGCAGTCACAAATAGGGATTATGAAGCAATTTTACCTACAATTTACCCAAATACTGAGTCAATTTCTGTTATTGGGGGCGAAGAAGTAGATCCACCACAATTTGGGACAGTTTTTATCTCAATTAAACCAAAAAATGGTGAAGCAGTCTCTGATTTTGATAAAATTCAGATTTTAACTAAACTTAAGAACTATTCTATTACGGGAGTCAACCAAAAGATTGTTGATTTACAAATATTGTATGTTGAGTTAGAAAGTTACATTTATTATAATACATCACAAGTTTCTAATGCAGGTAATTTAAAAACGAGAGTAACTGATGGATTAACTACCTATTCTAAGTCTACTGATGTTAATAAATTTGGCGGTAGGTTCAAATATAGTAAAGTTTTGAGCGTAATTGATAAAATTGATGAGGCAATTACCTCAAATATTACTAGAGTTAAGATTAGAAGGAATTTGGAGGCACTTTTGAACCAATATGCACAATATGAACTGTGTTTTGGTAACGAATTTAATGTAAAAACTGAAGGATATAACATTAAGAGTACTAAATTTAAGATTGAAGGTGAAACTAGTGAAGTTTTCCTAACAGATACTCCAAATGCAGATAAAAAAGCAGGTGTTATTTCTATTATTAAGTTAAATCCTGCAACAAATACAAATACAGTTGTTGCTAAGTCTGCAGGAACAGTAGATTATATTAAAGGTGAGGTTATTTTGACAACAGTTAACATAACTAGCACTCAAAGAGCAAATAATATTGTTGAAATTCAGGCATATCCTGAGTCAAATGATGTTATTGGGTTAAAAGACCTATATCTTGATTTTAGCATCGGAAATAGTTCAATAAATATGGTAAAAGACACTATTTCTTCAGGTGAACAAATATCTGGAGTTGGTTATAAAGTAACTTCAAGTTATAGCAACGGAGAAATAACAAGGAACTGATATGATAACAACAGGATTAGATACTAGAGTAAATGTGCAACAGCTCATTGAGAGCCAGTTGCCTGAATATTTGCTATCAGAAAGTCCAAACTCTATAGATTTCTTTAAGCAGTATTATGCTTCTCAGGAATTCCAGGGTGGAAATATTGATATTGTTGATAATCTTGATCAGTATCTCAAATTAGATAATTTAACACCAGAACGTCTTAATACTGGAACAACATTATCTGTTGGTATTGGTACTGATGATGATACTATAAACGTTACTAGTACTAAAGGTTTTCCAAAATCTTATGGTCTTTTTAAGGTAAATGATGAAATTGTAACATATACAGGTATCACAACTAACAGTTTTACTGGTTGTATACGTGGATTTTGTGGTATAACCTCTTATCATGAAGAAAATAACCCAGGGGAGTTGGTTTTTTCGACATCTGTTGCTGGTACAGCGTCTACAAGCACTACAGTTGTTAATTTAAGCACATTATTCCTTAAAGAATTCTATAAAAAGCAAAAATTTGCTCTTACTCCAGGTTTAGAAGATACTCCTTTTGCAGAAGGTGTTAATGCTGGTACCTTTATAAAGGAATCAAAATCTCTTTATAGGTCAAAAGGAACTGAAGAGTCATTCAGAATTTTATTTAATGTCTTATATGGTCTTGATCCAAAGATAATTGATTTAGAACAACTTGTATTAAAACCATCAGCAGCAGAGTTTATTAGAAGAGAAATCCTAGTTACTGAAAGAGTTTCTGGTGATCCAAACAAATTAATCGGACAAACCATTACTTTATCTACCGATGAGGATACATATGGTGCAGTTTCTGAAGTTCAACCAATAACAACTAAAGGTGGTAGTGTATACTATAAAGTAAGTCTATTTGTTGGTTTTAATGAGAGAGATCTAATACAAGGTACATTCAAAATTGCTGGTGCTAGTAGAGTTATTGGTAATACTGGTATAGGTGCTAGTGTTATAACTGTAGATTCTACTGTTGGATTTACGACTACTGGAACAGTTATTAGTGGAATAAACACTGTTACCTATACTGATAAGTCCGTTAATCAATTCTTAAATTGTAGTGGTATAACATCTTCTATTACTACTGCTGATAGTATTAGATCAGATGAAGTTGCTTATGGATATGAAAATGGAGATATTACTAAGAAAGTTGAATTAAGAATTACTGGTGTTCTAAACAAATTTGTTCCTACTAATGACATAATTTTAAGAGCTGAAAATGAAGTTATTGGAATAAGGAATGTAGGTGAAGAGATTTTAAATAGTGGAAAGACTAATAAGGAAGTTTTTGCAAATTCTTGGATCTATAATACTTCATCAAGGTTCCAAATTGACGATACTTATAGTGCTTCTACTAAAACTACCCCAGTATTATCATCTAAGGTTGATAGATCCAACTTAAGAGATGGTGATACTGTAGAAATCTTGGTTAGAGGAGAAAAAATTTCGAAGGCAACTGCTAAAGTAGATACCGTCTTATCTAATCAGCAAGACATTATTTTAATAAATTTAGAGCCTACAACATTTTCTCCTGTTCCTAATGAATATTATGATTTAAGAAGAGTTTTAAGAACAGCATCTAGTGTTGGTAATATTGTAGGTATTGGAACTTGGAATGTAGATAATGCAAAAGTAGATGTTGAATATGGTAATAATCTCCTTGTTTCTGATGTTCAGAATGTATATGTAGAAGAGAATTTAGATGAAAACAATTTTTACGTAGCATCCAACTCGTTACCATCCTATCAAATGGATGTTGGTATAGCAAAAACAAGCATTTCATATAGTCATGTACCAGCACTTAATAATGCAATACAAGATTTAAATGTTTATACTCAACAGTATACAACCATAAACTTTGATGATAATGTTCCCTTTATTACTGGCGATCAGGTAATTTATACTACAACTGCAGCAACTTCAATACCTGGATTAATTGAAGGTGCTAGTTATTATGTTAAGGTATTGATAGATACTTTAGGTAATACTAATAAGATTAATTTATATGCGTCAAGATCCTTTATTTTAGCACCAGATACTGTTCCATCTAAACCAACTAAGGTTGAATTTGGACTAATTCCTCCAGATCCTGGGTATCATTCATTTACTTTAAAAAGGTATAGTAAAGAAAAAATAGGTTCTCAAAAGTTATTTAAAAAATTCCCAATAAATCCAAATATTGGAAGTGGAGAAGCTGTTAAAACATTACCAGGTGGTGTTGGTATTTTAGCGAATGGTATAGAAATTGATAGTTATAAGTCATATGATAAGATATATTATGGTCCAGTAGATGGTGTTACTGTATTCAAAGGTGGTAAAAATTATGATGTTATTAACCCTCCTTCAGTTAGAATTTCTCAACCACCAGCATATTTGTTAGTCCAAGCAGGTGTTGTTACTACTGGAGCAGGAGTTTCTGCAACAGTTAGACCAGTAATTAGTGGAAAAATTGATAAAATTCAGGTAGATCAACAGAATTTTGATATTGATAGTGTTCAATCCATTTCAATTAAGGGTGGTAATGGGTCTGGAGCACTTTTACAACCAATTCTTAACCAAAGATTTAGGGAATTATCTTTTGATGCAAGAGTTAAGTCTAATGCATTAGTTGGTGGTGTTGATATTGTTCAAGAAAATATAATTTTTGATTCTACTCATAATTTGGAGGATGGTCTAAAATTAGTTTATGATAAAAATGGTAATAATCCACTCGGTATTAATGAATATAAGGGAAGTAATGCACAAAATATTGGTATAAACAGTACTTTACAGGATGGATCGACTTATTGGACTAAAGTTGTTGGTATAAGTTCAGTTAAATTATATCCATCTGAAACAGATTATAAATCTGGAATTAATACTGTTGGATTTACCACATATAATGCTTCTGGTACTCATAAATTTAGATTATATGAAGGTAGAAATCATTTACGTTCTGTTAAGGTTATAGATTCTGGATCTGGATATACTAATAGGAAATTAGATGTATATCCTGTAGGAGTTTCCACTGTTAGGGATAGTATTATATTTAATGATCATGGATTTAAAACTGGAGAATTTATTACTTATGCAACTACTGGATCAGTAATATCTGGATTATCTGTAGCAAATCAATATAGAATTACTACATTAAATGAGAATGAATTTAGATTAACTAATGTTGGAGTTGGAGGAACTAATACTTCAGATTATGATAGAGATAGGTATGTTAAGTTTGAAGGTAAGGGGACTGGAGTTCATAGTTTTGCATATCCTCCTATTGAACTTGTTGTTGATGTAAAATATGCAAAAGTTGCAGTAGCATTAACAGAATCTCTTGTATTAACACCTGTAGTTAAAGGTAGTATAGAACAAGTATATGTTTATGATGGTGGAACTGGATATGGATCTACTGTATTGAATTTTGAAAAGAATCCTAATGTCATAATAACAGTTGGTGAATTGGGTGAATTAAAACCAATTATATCAAATGGAAAGATATATTCTGTAGATATACAGAACCAAGGTTCAGGATATAATGCACCTCCAGATATTAGAGTTGATGGTGATGGTTATGGTGCTGATTTAAGGGCAATAGTAGAAAATGGTGTAATTGTAGATGTTAAGGTTCTTAATGCTGGAACGGGATATACTGATCTAAAAACATCATTATTCTTGACTTCTCCAGGTATTGAAGGATCATTAATTTCTAAAGTTAGAGGATTAACCTTAAATGATTATAGATTTGCTCAAACATTAGATAAGAAGTATAAATCTGCATTATTAACAGAATCTAAGAATGATCTTAAGTATTCTTTTGTTGGATATTCAACTGCAGTTGGAGATACTTATTTTAATGACCCTAATCCTACTACTGGACACTCGGCAATTATAGGATGGGCATATGATGGCAATCCAATTTATGGTCCATATGGATATTTGGATCCAATGGATGATAACTCTTCAATAGGTATTTTAAAACCTGGTTATACTAAAAATGAATGGTCTAGAGATGAGTCTACTGGTGTAATAGTTGGTGTTGTTAGTGATAGGCCAGTTGGATTTAGTAGTGGATTCTTTGTTGAAGATTATACTTATGATGGAATAGGAGATCTTGATGAGAAGAATGGAAGATATTGTAAGACACCTGATTATCCTAATGGAACCTATGCGTATTTTGCTGGTGTATCTACAAACCCAATAAGTGGTAATTTGGAACCACAATTCCCATATTTTGTTGGCGATTCATATAGATCTACCCCACAAACAGAGAATTTGATTGCAGGAGATCAATATACGTTTGATTTTGTTGGAAAATCAATAGCTAGAAACACATTCCCATATAAAGTTTCTGATCCTTTTGCTGACAATGATTTCTTGGTTGAATCTAATGAATTAGTTGATCAAATTTCTGTTATTGACTCTATAACTAAGGGTTCAGTAAATTCTCTAGAAATTCTTGAAGGTGGTTCTGGATATAAAGTTGGTGAAAGTGCAACTTTTGATAATACAGGAACTAATGGTGGTGGTTTAAGTGCTTCAATTAAAAGAATTACAGGAAAAGATATTTTCCATCTGAATACTATTTCTGAAAAATATGAAGGTGTTGTGTTTAAGTGGAATAGTGCTAAGGAAGTTGCTGGATATATTTCAACATCACATTCCTTATTTGAGAATGATAATATTACAATTTCGGGTCTTTCAACTTCAATAAATGCCCTTACATTACAAAATCATCAAATTGGTATATCATCAGATACTACCACACTATTAAAAGAACTTAGTACACAGGTTGTTGGTATAGTTACTGATATTTACGTAGCAAATATTCCAAAACAAGTTTCTGTCGGTAGCACTATTGCTATAGGTGATGAAGAATTATCTGTATTAAGTCTATTTGAAACGAGAAATATATTACGTGTTAAGAGAGGATTGGGTAGTGCAGGTAGTGTAGGTATTCATACAATGTCTACAGAAGTTAGAACAGTTCCCAGTTTCTTTACAATACCTGTTGAAACCCCTTATTTTGCCTCTAGAATCAATGATAAGGTATATTTTAATGCCTCACAGTCAATTGGTGTTGGAACCGTTGTAGGAATTGCTACAACTGTTGCTAATAGTATAGGGGAATCTACTGATTACATATCGATTCCAACTCAGAGTATTCATATTCCAAATCATCCGTTTTCGGATAATCAGAGGGTTACTTTTAGTGTTCCAACTGGTGCAAATCCAATTTCAATATCAACTACTAATAATGCTGGTGTAGCAGGTTGGGCTTTTGGTCCTAGTGGTGGTAGTGTAGATGCTTATATTATTAATAGGTCAAAAGATTATATTGGGATAACTACTCAACTTGGAATATGCACTAGTGGAGTATTTTTCCATAATAGTGGGTCTAACAATTCAGAATATTCATTTGAATCTAATTACGATCAAGTAACTGGTAAAGTTGAAAGAATTATTACAACAGTTGCGATATCTACATCATTAACAACTTCTCATGGAATGTTGAATAATGATATTATTGGTCTTACTCTAAAATCAGATAGTACAGTTGGTGTTGGAACTGCTACTGCTGTTACGGTAAAATATTATGATACTGATAAAAAGTTATTAATTAATCCAATTGTATTTGCTGCTTCTGGAGTTAGTTCAGCAACAAATACAATATCTAAGACTTTACATAATCTTACTACTGGGCAGAAAGTATTTTATAACGGTGGTAATAATCAAATAGTTGGATTATCTACAAGATCATATTATGTTTATAAGGTAGATGATGATATTATTAAGTTGGGTGAAACTCGTTATGATGTAGTTAATGACCCACCAAGATTTTTAAACTTTACATCTACAGGTGGATCAGGGCAAGAGTTATCTCTAATTAATCCTCCATTAGATATTGTAAGAGATAATAATATAAAATTTGATTTATCTGATAGTTCACTTCAAGGATATGAATTTAAGTTATTTTTTGATCATAAATTTAATAATGAATATGTTTCCACAGGACAGACTTCTACTTCAGTAACTGTTGGATTTGGAACTGTAGGTGTAACAACAAATGCATCATTTACATTAAATCATTCAGAGAGTAACCCACAGAAATTATACTACTCTTTATCAAAAGCTGGTTATATAAGCACTTCTGATACTGATGTTGTAAATTCTTCTGAAATTAATTATGTTGATAGTAAGTATAATGGTGATTATTACATTAGTGGTGTAGGTGCAACCACCTTTAATATATCCTTAAGACAGTATCCAGAAAGTTTATATTATTCATCATCAAATAGCATATTAAAGTATAACACATCTTCCCCTACTGCAACTGGTGGTATTGGTAGTATGACTATTGCTTTTGGTGGTATTGGATATAAAAACCTACCAAAATTTACTGGAATATCATCAAGCAATGGTCAAGATGCTAACATTGTTCCAGAATCCAAAGAAGCTAATAGAATTAATGAAGTTAGAATAATTGATCCTGGGTTTGAATATTCTTCAGACCGTACTCTTAGACCAGAAGCTCTTATATCCCCAATAATAAATCTTAAGAATTCTTCTACTATTCAGTCTATAGAAGTTTTAACTGGTGGAACTGATTATCTTGCTAAACCAAATTTACTTGTTGTAGATCCTGAAACAAATCTTCCAGTTGATAATGGATTTATTGAGGCAGTTATGGATGCTAATGCCATAACTAAGGTTGATATTATTGATCCCCCACAAGGATTAACTTCATTAGAACAGAGAATTGTATCTACTAATAATAGTAATGGAATTCAGATTAATACTTTAGCATATAATTCTTCCAATAAGAGAGTAACTTTAACGGTACAAACACCAACATTAGGATTTACGGCACCTCCATTTGTTGAAGGTGATAATATTTTCGTAGAAGGTCTTCAACAATTTATTGCTCCAGGTGCAACTGCTGGTGATGGATTTAATTCAACAGATCATGGATATAAGTTCTTTAAGGTAAATTCAAATACTGATGGATCATCATTAACAAGTAATCCAGTAAAAGTTGCTTTCCAAATAAATGAATTTACTTCTAATCCTGGTATTGCTAAGACAACTCAAAGTGGATATGCTTCATTAGTTAAAGAAGCACATTATCCGACATTTAAAACCATACAAGATCTATCTCTTTTCCAAATTGGTGAAAAAATTGCAGTATTTGATAATGGTGTATGGGTTTCAACAGATTTAATTATAACTGATTCTCAACCAACTTCAATTAAGGTTGGTGGAAAGTATAGAATGTTGGTAGATGATAGAATTAAAGGAGAAACAACAGGAACAATTGCCACAATTAATACTTTATTTGAAAATAAAGGATATTTTGATATTAAGTATTCTTTAAGGAAAGATGAGGGATGGAAAGATGAAATTGGTAAATTGAGTGTAGATCATCAGTCTTTATCAAATAATGATTATTATCAGAATTTATCATATAGTATTAAGAGTCCTCTTGAATATGAAGACATCATAAGTCCAGTAAATAGACTTCTTCACCCTGCTGGAATGAAGAACTTTGCCGATGTTGGTATTAAGTCTTCAACAAAAGCAGGAATATCAACAGAAACTGAAAATGCTACTATTATTAGTCAGGATTTAATATCTGAGAATAGAGTAGATACTATTAACATATATGATCTTGCGAAGGATGTTGATACTCAAAATAATAGATCTAGATTTATATCAGTCCAAAATAAAAAATTATCAAGTTATATTTTATGTGAAACTAATAGAGTATTGGAAATAGATGATATTAGCAATGAATTTTCAAATTCATTGAATATAAACAGAGTATCTGATACTGTTGAGATTGATCCCGATTATTCAGAATTTTTAATTCAGGTTAAGAGTCCAATTAATACAGATTCTCAATTAACAGAGTTAACTATTTTCAGAGAAAATGATGATATATTTACTTTAGAACGTGGTAATATCCATAATACTACAAATGAATTAATAGCAATATCAGGTAAAGTTGAAACGGATGGTACTTCTAGATTACAATTTGTTCCTACAGATCCTACTGCTGATTATGATATTAAGATTTATACTAGTAAGTTTAATACTAATGTAGCAGGTCTTAATACAGCACCTATTGGATTTATTGATTTAGTTGGTGTAACTACTAATGTTGGTATTGGAACATCTACTCAACTGCTTTCTGTTGATAAAGATAAATTAGATGCTTATCAGGCAAAAGTTGAAATTACAGATAATGTAAATGCTGATAAGACTATTGTTGATTTATATTTAACTCATGATGACACAAATGTATATAAAGCAGAAGCATATACAGATAGCCAAACTCAGCAAGGGTTCTCATCTAATTTCATAGGAACATTCCATTCAAATATTACTAATGGAATTTTAACTTTAAATTATGAAAATACTAGCACAAATTCAGTATCTCTTAGGTCTAAAATTGTGGGATTTGGTACAACTGCAGTTGGAGTTGGAACACATAGGTTTAAAGATTCGGGACAAGCAGCTGGAACAGAAAGATCCGCAAAACTAGAATCTTCATTTGTTAATGTTGGTGTTTCAACTGGCGGCACTGCTTTTGATAATACTACACCAGGTGCATATGTTGGTGATTCACCTACTGGTATTAGTTCAACTAATATAACATCTATTAAGAGCACTGTAAGGGTTTCTGTTGGTCAAACTAGTGCAATTCATCAGTTATTGACAATATGGGATGGTACAGATTCTTATATAACACATTACCCATTCGTTTCAATTGGAACTACTACTGGTATTGGAACATTTAAGGCAAATATTACCAATGCAATACGTTTGCAATTTATTCCTGATGCTCAATGGAATGGCCAGAAACTTGATATTCAAAGATATGATGAAATACTTTATAGTGATAGTGATACTGCAAATACTGCACCAGATTTAACAATTGGTGGAGTTACAGATTCTCTATCATTGATGGAATATAATGGAACAGGAAATAGATTGGATAAGACTGCTTTTGATTTAAAATATAAAGGTGTTCCAATTTTTGAGAAAGTATTTAATCCTGCTAGCGCAAGTATTGTCAATACAACAACTGGATTATTTACAATTAAAGACCATTTCTTTAATACTGGAGAAAGGTTAATTTATACTCCAAATTCATCTTATACTGGAGTTGCAGGAACAGCAATGGAAACTGCACCTGGCACTGTTCTACCAACTGAAGTTTATGCAATAAGTGAGACTCAAGATACATTTAAACTTGCTACAACAAAAGCAAATGCTTTAGCAGGAACTAATGTAGTATTTACTTCTACAGGTGGTGGTAATATACATGAATTGGAAATGTATAAGAAGATGGAGAAGAGTATTGTCCAAGTAAGTGGATTATGCCAGTCTCCAATAGCATTCAGTCCTCTAACTACTACATTAAAGAATAATGTAGGTAATGTTTCTGCAGCATCAACTATTATTGGTTTAGTTGGATTATCTTCAATTGTTCCGAATGATATCTTTAAAATTGATGATGAATTTGTTAAAGTTGAGCAAGTTGGTGTCGGCACAACTAGTGTAGGACCAATAACTGGAATTGGAACCTTTAATTTGATTACTGTTGAGCGTGGACTTGTAGGATCTACTGCTGCAACACATAATAATGCAGCAACTGCTAGACAATATAAGGGATCATTTAATATAATTGGATCTAAAATTCACTTTACAGATCCTCCAACAGGAGCAGGTACAAATTTAACAAATCAGTCAAATCTCAGTTTTGCAAAAGCAACGTTTGATGGAAGAGTATATTTAAGGCAAGATTATAGAAATAATAGAATATTTGATGATGTTTCTCATGAATTCAATGGAATTGGTCAGACATTTAGAGCAAGTGTTGGTGGAGCAAATACTACTGGTATTGTCACTGGAAGTACCTTAGTTCTTATTAATGGAATATTCCAGATTCCTTCCACTACAATTAATACAGATAATAATTATAGTTTCATACAAACTGGATCTGGTGTAACAGGTATAACCAGTGTCTCATTTACTGGTATTACTTCAGAAAATGGGGATCAAATAAAGAGTTATGTAGATCCAAATTTAAATCAAGTTCCAAGAGGAGGTATGATAGTATCTCTTGGTTCTACTGGTGGATTGGGTATTGCACCTCTTGAGGCAGCAGTTATACGTCCCGTAGCAACTAATAAGACTATTACTGGGTTTGTAGGTGTTTCTACTTGGGGATCTACCCTTGCAATTAGCACAGCATCATATAATAATGTCTCAGGTGAACTTAGGGTTACTACAAATGAGGAACATTATTTTAGATATCCAAATGAGTTTGTAAATTTAGCTGGGTTGGCATTTACTTGTGGTGGATCTTATGATGTTACAGGAGCAACTTATTATCAAGATACTGGTGAGTTAAAACTAATAATTGGATCTCATAATTTCAAACTTGGTGATAAGATTAAGATAAAGAATAATTCTCTTCAATTTACATGTAATACTGGTAGTGGCAATCATACTTATCCTCGTGCGGGAACTGACCCTGTTGCAGGTATAGCAACACCTATTACAGGAATTAGTGGAACATCAATTACGCTTAATGTTGGTATTGGAACTACAGCAATCCACACTTATAATGGTGGAACTGCTACTGATGCCGTAACCTTTGGAAGTCAATATGTTGGTGTAACAACTACTATTTTCCCTAATGCTATCAATGATAAACCATTCTCTATAGTTGGTGTTCATTCTCCTACTGAATTTACTGCTCAGGTTGGTGTAAGTACTATTCGCCACATATATGTTGGTTCTGGTATTGCATCAGCATATTATGATCAATTAAATTGGGGATCTGGATACTCTGGAATACCAGGAATAGCGAGTGTATCTGTATATGATGAAGAATATGCTCATAATTTTGTAAGTGCATCTAATAATGCTCTTACAGTTAACGCAGGAGGTATTGGTGCCAATTCCAATGTTACCCCTACAACTGCTTCATATGCTTCTGCAAGTGGAGATTTGGTAATATACAAGTCTGGTATTGGTAAAACTACTGGTTCATTAACATTTGATCGTCATACAACAGCATCTGGAACACTTTATAGTGGAAGTGTTGGAATATTGACTGTTAGATTGGGTGCCAATCCAAGTCCTGCACTTGCAAATGGTCAGATAGTTTGTATTGATGATCTTGGTTTAACATTTACTTGTGCAGAAGATAATCATGCTACTGAGCACAAATATCCAAGATATAGTGATCCAGCAAGTAAGAGATGGTTCCCAATTAAGAATGTAGCTAGTAATATTCAATTTGAAATTAATATTTTAGATGCAATTCCTTCATCTAATGTAAGTCATCATATATGGAAACCTAGTGCTACAGGTTCAATCAAGAGGTCTGCTAACACAGTAGCAATTACAAATAATTCATTGTCATTCACTTGTTCTAGGGATAGTCATAGAACACAACATTCTTATCCTAGATCAACAGACCCTGTTTCTGGTTTAAACACTTCAATTATTTCTGCTCAAGAAGATTCTATTACAGTTAACGTAAGACCTGGTGGTGGTGCAGGAACAGGAGCAGTTATTGTAGGTGTAACAACAGATAATACTCACAGATATACGGGTGGAACAGCAACTAATGCTATATTCCAGAATACTTGGGGCAACAATCCTAAGAGTGTTACTGGTGCCGTATATACTCCATCTACTGGTCAATTAGTCTTAACTAGTGCTAGTCATGGATATTCTGCTAATAATACACTTGGAATTGGCACTGGTAAGGTAATATTTGCTTGTGCTAGAGATAATTTCACTACAAATCATGGATATCCTCGTGCTGGATATGCACATTCATTCAGTTCTTCAGGAAGCACATTAACTAATGCTATTGTTTCTGGTGGTGCATGGAATGGAACAGGACACACACCTACAGATGCTTCATATAATCCAACTACAGGTCTCCTAGTTCTAACAAAGGCAAGTCATGGGTTAACAACTAGTGATACTGTTGGAATTAGGACAGGATCTTTAGCATTTAAGTGTTCTAAAGATAATTATGCTACAGATCACACATATCCAAGAGTAACTGATCCTATTGATGGTTTAGCTAATGTAGCAATTGTAGAAAAAACAACTAATACAATTACTATTCAAGTTGGAAGGTCATTAACAGGTGCTGACCCAATGGCAGGTATTTCTACAATACCAATTGATTCAGTAACTACTAATACGATTACTCTTAATGTTGGTGCTGCTCCAAAAGGAACTGGTGGATCATTATTATTCAATGTTACTGCTCCTGGTAGTGGATATGTTAACCCTGCAATTGCAGTTTCCCCTCCAACATATGAAAATTTAGAAGTTGAAGGTGTTTCTAGAATATCTATAGGTGCTACAACCATTTTAGGTAATGCTTCATTAGTAACAGTTAATGTTGGTTCAGTATCTACTGTTGGAATAGGATCAACTTTACTTGGTGTAGAATCCTTTAAGATTGCAAGATCTGGATTTGGTTATGAGGTTGGAGATGTATTCAGTCCTGTTGGGTTAGTAACTGATTATAGAATACCTTCTTTAATCAGTAATCTTGAACTTACAGTTGAAGAAATATTTACAGATAGATTCTCATCTTGGGACTTTGGTGAATTTGATTACATAGATTCCATATATGCATTGCAAAATGGTGTTAGAACTAGATTCCCATTATATTATGATGGATCTCTGTTAAGTTTTGAGAAAGATCCAGGAAATATAAATTCTGCATTGATTGATTTAAATTCTTTATTATTAATCTTCTGTAATGGTGTATTACAGAATCCAGGAGAATCTTATAGTTTCTTAGGTGGTACATCTATAGAATTTAAAGTTCCTCCAGATGAAAATGATGATATTGCAATATTCTTCTATAGAGGCACAACAGGAACTGATAGTAGATTAGTAACTATTAGACAGAGTTTGAAAAAAGGTGATATCTTACAGATAAGAAAAGATAATTCATTAACTACTGAACCTACTCAAAATTCAAGAACTGCAGTAAATATCTTTACTTCTGATATTCTTGAGACAGACATATATTCTCAGCAGGGAATTGATGATCAGGTTTATAAACCTATGAGTTGGACAAGACAGAAAGTTGATAAAGTTATTAATGGTGAGATAGTTTACAAGAACAGAGATCTCTATGAACCTCTCGTTTATCCTACTGCAAGGATAATTGGTGATGTTTCTACTACAGACACTACAATATTTGTAGATAACGCAGATTTCTTTAAGGAAGATATTGCAGGAAGTATTCCTTCTGGTGTTAATGGATTACTTGTTCCATCATCAGTTTTAGTTCCTGCAGAACTTACTGCAACTGTTTCTGCAGCAGGAACTGTAAACCCATTAACAATTGTTAGTGGTGGTAGTGGTTATGTTGGAGCAACGACTTCTGTTGTTATTGGTATTCCTACTACTGGAATAGGAGTTGGTATTGGAACTACTGCTACAGCAACAGCAACAATAACTAATGGTTCTATTAGTGCAGTTACAATTGTAAATCCAGGATGGGGATATACAAATAGAACTGGTCTTGCACCACAAGTTATCGCACCAACACCAGTATTGACTGATGAAAAAGTGTCAAATATAGGTGCAATTCAAGGATTATCTGGAATAATAACTGGAATCACTACAATGAATCCAAGTTCTACTAAATTGGCACTTGAATTTAATTTACGTATAGCATCTGGCACATTTAGTAATCTGAGTGTAGGTGATCCAATTTACATTTATGATACTGCTATTGGATCTGGATCTACTTCTCTTTGGAATAATAGTAATAATAATGTTGTTGGTATAGGAACTACCTTTATAGACAATGTTTATCGCATAAGAACGCTTGTAACATCTGGTGTTGGTGCTACTATTACCTGTTTCGTTCATACTGGTCTTACTACAACAACTCTTGGTAATAAGGGTGATAGGGCACCAGGTATTATTACAGGTAGGGATTATAATCTCGGTGGAGTTGCTAAATTCTCTTGGGGTAAGTTATCTTCCTTGTCTAGAGGGGCATCACCTATTGCTATAGGAGTTACTGGATCTACTGTTGGATTAGCCACTCAGATCGGTATAACAACCTTCCCAACTATCCAAAGAAGAGGGCACGGATTGTTTGATAGCGGTGCTCTTGATATCTAAATAATCAAACATGGTATAAATATAGGAAAAAGCTAATAATATGGCTGCAATTGTAACCGATCAATTTAGAATTCTAAATGCAAATAACTTTGTGGAGACCGTAGAGGACACCGCAAATTCTTATTATGTATTTTTAGGATTGAGTGATCCAGGTGCTGGTACGTATGGTCGAAGTGCCGACTTAGCAACTTGGAATGCTTCTGCTACTATGCCAGTTCCAGAAGATAGTTTTAATATACTTAATCATACTGGTGATACGATGATATTTGGTAGGAAGGTTACTTCCGACAATATCAGACGATTGATTAAGAAAAGAACTTGGGCGAAAGGAACACGATATAACATGTATCGGCATGATTATAGTTCAACTAATAAAGCAAGTGGATCACAGGCAACTAGGTTATATGATGCAGATTATTATGTAATTAATAAAGATTATAATGTTTATATTTGTATAGACAATGGTGCTTCTGGAATTTCCACAACAGGTCAAGCATCTCAGGATGAACCAACATTTACTGGATTAGAACCATCTAGAGCAGGTGAAAGTGGTGATGGATATACTTGGAAGTATTTGTTTACTGTTTCTCCTAGTGATATTGTAAAATTTGATTCTACTGATTACATTGCTGTTCCTAATAATTGGACAACAAGTGATTCAACACAAATTAAGGCTGTAAGGGAAAATGGTGATGCTTCGGTAAACAATAACCAAATTAAAAAGGTTTATATTGATAATCAAGGAAATGGATACTCGGATGGATTAACTCAAGAAGTTAACATCTTAGGTGATGGTTCTGGTGGTAGAGTCGTCCTTGATGTAATTAGTAGTAAGATTACTAATGCTGTTGTATCTTCTGGTGGTCAAGGATATAGTTATGGGATAGTTGATTTAGGTAGATTGAATACTAATGTTAATGTAGGTGCTGGTGGTACTTATGCTAAGTTAATTCCAGTCATACCTCCAGGAAAAGGTCATGGTTCTGATTTATATAAAGAATTGGGATGCGATAAAGTTTTAATTTATGCAAGATTTGATGATTCGACAAAAGATTTCCCAATGGATGCAAAATTTGCACAAATTGGAATAGTTAAGAATCCAACTTCAACTGGATCAACTTCAGTATTCACTCAAGGACAATTCTCATCCTTAGGTGCAATTAAATTTGTTGATACCACTACAGATATACCTGTAGTTGGTGAAAAAGTTAGTCAGACTCTGCCTAATGGTGAAAAAGCACATGGAATAGTTGCATCTTGGGATAAAGACACCAAGGTTATGAAATACTATCAAGATAGATCATTATACTTTAATCAATCTACAGATGATCAGACTGATCATGTTGGAATATCAACTCAAGCCAGAGTTCAAGCATTTAATAATGATACTACTGGTGGTGCTACTCCAGCAAACTGCGAGACTTCTAGTGGATTTGGTGCTGCAATTCAAACTGGATTTAGTGGAATCACCACAAATCCAACTGGAAACAAGTTGATTAGTTTGGGTATGGACTTTACAAGCGGTCTTGCTAGTCCTGAGATAAATAAAGGGTCGGGCGAAATAATTTACCTCGACAATAGATCATTAATCTCAAGAAATGAGAGACAAAAAGAAGACGTTAAAATCATCCTGGAATTCTAAAAAACAATGCCACAGAAAACTAATTTAAATATCGGTCCTTATTATGATGATTTTAGTAAGGACAAAAACTTTTACAAAGTCTTATTCCGACCAGGATATCCTGTGCAGGCTAGAGAGCTAACAACTCTACAGTCATCATTACATAATCAGATAGAGTCTTTCGGAAGTCATATGTTCAAAGAGGGATCTATGGTGATCCCTGGAAATGTTAGTTATAATCGTGAGTATTATTCTCTTAGATTATTGGATGATCATTTAGGTATTCCAGTTTCATTATACATTTCAAATTTAAAGGGTAAAAGATTAAAAGGACAAAATTCTGGAGTAATAGTAAGTGTAGATGATTATAAATTAACTTCTGATAGGGATGATATCACCGATACAACATTGTTCATCAGTTATGTGGCTTCTGGTGAAGATAATACTGGTGGTTCATTAGAAGATGGTGAGCAATTAATAACTGAAGAATCTTTTGTTTATGGAAATACTGCAATTAATGCGGGAGATACTGTTGCAACACTTGTTGCTTTAGATGCTACAGCAACTGGTTGTTCTGCTGGTATAGGAAATGGAGTTTATTTTATTCGTGGAACTTTTGTTGATGTTCAAGAAGATAAGATAGTTTTAGATCCATATTCAAATACACCATCTTATAGAATTGGATTGAATATTAATGAGGATCTTGTCGGTGCAAAGGATGATAATAGTTTATATGATAATGCTAGGGGATTTTCTAACTATGCAGCACCTGGTGCTGATAGATTAAAGATATCAACTACTTTAACTAAAAAGGCATTAACGGATAATAATGATAAGAGTTTTGTTGAAATTCTTAGAATAGATAATGGAGAAATTAAGAAAATACAGAATGAATCTCAATATAATCTAATTAAAGATTACTTTGCAAAAAGAACTTACGAAGAATCTGGGAATTATTCGGTTGGTAATTTTAAAGTTGATGTTGCAGATTCATTAAATGATGGGGTAGATGAAGGTGTCTTTACTTTAGAGCAACAAACAGATCAGGATAATACTCCTAACAGGGATTTATTAGCTGTTAAGGTTTCACCTGGAAAAGCATATGTTAAAGGATTTGATATTGATAAATCTGTAACAACTGTTTTAGATATAGAAAAACCAAGAGATAAAAAGACAATTAATAAGACTTTAATTCCTTTTGAATTAGGTACTAGAATAAAAGTAAATAATGTTCGTGGAGTTCCTCAGGTCGCTATTAATGCAAGTACTACAGTTAGTCTTCGTAGCCAACGTGCAAATGTTGGAGTTACAACAACTGCTGCATCTGGGACAGCAATAGGGGAAGCAAGAGTATATGCTTTTAATTTAGCAGATTCTCCATATGTTAATACAGCATCTACATGGGATTTGTATTTGTATGATATTCAGACTTATACTTTCTTAGATTTGAATGTTAATCTTGGAACTGGTCAATTGCCAGTTGGTTCTTATATAAAAGGTTTACAAAGTGGTGCTTCTGGATATGCTGTTAGTGCTGGTGGTGATTATTTTACTCAAACTTCTGGATCTTTCTTATTAGGTGAACAAATTTCAATTAATGGTTCTACTGCTATTTCAGCAGCAATTAAAGAAATTAAAGTATATGGTATTCGGGATGTAAAATCAGTATATCAAAATAGTTCAACTATAGCTGGTTATTCTGCTGATTTTATTGCAGATACAAAATTAG